ACTCAACAACAGTAAACGTAACTTCAAATACTGCAACATTTACCGACATTGTTATTTCACAGGGTATTGCATCTTCATACAATTTCACATACAACAGCACAACGAATCCAAAACAATTATTTGAAATACCAGACTCTGCTATTGACACATCTACATTAATTGTTTCTGTGCAAGAATCTTCTTCAAACACTGCATCAGTAACATATAACCTTTCAACAAACTACATCAATTTAACACCATCAAGCACTGTATACTTCTTAGAAGAAGGAATGAATGGAAAATATAACATTTATTTTGGTGACGGACTATTAGGAAAATCTCTCGTAAACGGAAACATCGTTAATCTCACATACATTACAACATCTGGCACCTCAGCCTTTGGTGCAAACTCTTTCACATCTATGTCCAATATTGGTGGTTTTTCCAATACTGTTGTAACATCTATTTCATCAGCAACAAATGGTTCAGACAAAGAAACAATAGATTCAATTAAATATACTGCGCCCAAGGCATATGCCGCACAAGGTCGTGCAGTCACAAAAGAAGATTATATTTATCTAATTCAAAACAATTCTACCAATTTACCAATTGATTCCGTATCTGTTTGGGGTGGTGAAGAAAATGATCCTCCAGTTTATGGTCAAATCTTCTGTGCTGTTAAACCAGCCGGCGGTTTTACATTGACACCGACACAAAAAGAAAGACTTATCTCTGAAGTTATCAAACCAATTTCAGTTCTCACTGTAACTCCAACAATTGTTGATCCTGATTATACTTATCTTAAAATAAATACGAATGTTTTATATGATCCAAAGAAAACCACTTTAACTGGTGGACAAATTAGAGGTCAGGTTCTATCAAAGATAAATCAATTTTCATCAGACACACTCAACACATTCAATTCTGTATTTAAACTTCCTGAATTAATTTCTTATATACAGAGTGCTGACACTTCTATTATAACAAATGAATGTTCTATCAGGCTACAAAAGAAATTTTATCCTAAATTAAATACAAGATCAACATACATCTTTGATTTTGGTGTCCCATTAAAGAGAAATTATTACAATGCTGGTTTAAATAGTTCGCCAGATTTTTCCGAATCAGATCCAACAGCCATTTCCAGTATAAGAAATGGAATTTATTTCGAAGAAGTTCCTACAACAACTGGTGGTATTGCATCTATTAATATTACGAATCAGGGTTTTGGTTATACAAAAACACCTATTGTTTCTATAACAGGTGATGGAGAAGGCGCCACTGCGTATGCAGTTTTGGCATCCGGCCGTGTTAACAATATTGTTGTTATTAATCCCGGTTATAATTATACAGAAGCATTTGTGACTATAACACCACAAGAGGGAGACACTTCGGGGGCATTAGCATACGCATCACCAATTTTGGAGGGTGTTGAAGGTACACTGAGAACGTATTATTATTTGAATAATATCAAAACTGTACTTGACGTTAATGCAGGAACAATTAACTATTCTACGGGCAAAGTTATACTTACAGATTTTTCACCACTATCTGTAAATAATGATCTAGGGCGTTTTACAATCTCTGTAGTTCCAGATTCAACCATTGTTTCATCTACATATAATAAAATTATTGCCACCGATATTTTTGATCCAGAAGCAATCACAGTAAATGTTAGTATACCATAATGACTACTGATTTCGCCAAAAAAACTTCGATAAAAGTTCCGTATCAATTACCTGAATTCATCAGGTCGGACGATAACTATCAAACATTTGTTGCATTTATCCAGGCATACTATGAATGGATGGAACAACAAAACATAGGTTCAGGTAAAGAAGGTGTCATTTATGGCACACAGAACCTTTTAAACTACCAAGACTTAAATTTCGTAGAGCCTGGAGAATCTTTCAATAAGTTTATTGATTACTACATCAATCAATTTTTACCAAATTTCCCAGCAGAGTGTCTTGCCGATAAAAGTAAGTTGATTAGAGCGGCTAAGGAACTCTACTCACGAAAGGGTACACCAGCATCTTATCAGTTTTTATTCCGTGCATTATACAATTCTGATGCTGAAATTTTCCTCACACGTGACGTTATCTTCAAGGCATCTGATGGTAAATGGTACGTATCAAAAAGTCTAAGGCTTGCCACAAATGATGAACAGTGGTTATCAATTGAAAACTTTAGATTGTTTGGCTTAACATCAAAATCAATTGCAACAGTTGAAAGAAGCCTCTCTGTTGGAAATAGAACTGAGGTTTATATTTCAAATATTGAAAGACTTTTTGAATCAGGTGAAGATGTTGTTGTTGTCGATAACAATAATCAAATTTTATATTTTAAAGATTCTAAAGTTGTTCCAGAAAGCACAGTTGGTGCAACAAAACTTCAGGCAAAAATTCTTGGTTCTATTTCTGCTGTTAATATTAATTCTACGAAACGTGGACAACTTTATAAAGGACGTTCTGACACATACTCAGGAGACCCAGTTGTTTTTTATGGTGGATTAAATACTCCATCGGGTGTAGGTGCATCTGCTTTCGTTTACGAAACAACTTCCGGTTCTCTCCGTGATATTACTCTTGTTAATGGTTCATACGGTTATAGAGAAGATCCAAATACATATATTAGAATAACTGGTGGCGGAGGCACAGGTGCTATTGCCAACGTGTCAACTATTGACCCCGCCGGTGAAATAAATGTTGCATTTATTCCGCAAAACTATATGAGTTCATCTCTATTTGCGGCAGTAAAAATTGGTGCGAATTCTTATCCATTTTTTCCAGCAAACACATCTGCAAACTCTGTGTGTTCTCTCGCAAATGCATTTACATTCGCCGGCTTCTCAACATATCCAATTTCTGCGGTTTTGTTAAACAATGGTGGAGGAGGATACACAACTCTACCATCAGTTAAGGCGCTTTCATTATTTGATACAACTGATCCAGAAACCACAGAAAATTTAAAAATAAAAGGTTATCTTGCAAGCCTTGGTATTTTGGGACCAATTCAAATTGTTACACCAGGAACAGGTTATGCAAACGGAGATATTATCACTTTCACAAACTCTGCTGGTGGTGTAGGTGCAAATGCAAACGTTACTGTTAATGCAACAGGTTCGATTATTAAAACTGAATATAGATTCTCGAACACAACAAATGGAATAACAACATATCCAAAGGGTGGTTTAGGATATTTACAGACAAGCCTACCCTCATTGAATGTTGCAACATCTGGTGGTTCCGGTGCCGTGCTTAGAGTGAATACAGTTCTTGGTGATGGTGCTCAATTAACTCCAGTTGCCGATGAACGTGGTATTGGTGCGATTACTTCTTTTATTATTGAAAATTTTGGTGAAGATTACATTGAAGCACCAAGAGTTTCACTCAAAGTTCGTGACTTGGTTGTCACCAACGTTTCACCTTCCAACATCATTAAAAACGGTGATTTAATTTATCAGGGTTCAAACGTAAACTCAGCAGTTTTCAGAGCATATGTTGATTCAATTACATTATTGGAATCTGATGGTGTTCAGGCAAATTCAAAATATGTTCTAAGAGTTTATAACTATACATCAAACACCAAAACAGACCTTCAGTTAAAATCTACTGATCGCACTTTGGGTGCAAATATTTTCCTTAATTTAGCAAACAACTACACAACACAAAACGTAGATTCGGGTGAATTCATTTACCAAAATGGTATCAGAACATATGGTAACGGTGCGGCTGTGGCAACAGCAAGGTTCCTAAATGGTTTAATTATTGGTACAGGTCAATATCTGAATGATGATGGATTCCCAAGTTCAAATCAGATTTTGGAGAATGAAGACTATAATAATTTCACATATAACTTGATTGTACAAAAGTCTTTTGATGCATACAAAGAAGTTCTTTATAAATTATTACATCCATCAGGCACAAAAGTTATTCCAATCAACGCACTCAAGTCCCAACAAACGATTAATAATGATAAAGAATCATTCCAATCTAATACACATACATTAGGTTTTTATACTGGTGATCCAGGTTCAAATGCAACCATGTATTCTACTTTTGAGAATGCAAGTAACAACATAATTAAATTTGATGCTCTTGTTGGTGCCAACATTGCAAACATCGCTTTACCAGGCTCCCTAGTTTCTTTGATATATGGATACGGACCAAATGTATTCTCGGAAATTATTTCTGTGGATCATGTGAGTAACACCGCCGTGATTCGTGACAACGTATACTTATCATTTGCGAACGTTGCAACAGCAAATGTTCTCACTTCCAACAATAGAATAAATATACGGTCAGTGACGGATCAGTATGATGTTATCAACAACGGTGAGTACAGTAACACGGCAAACAAGATGCGTGATATTGTGTTTATTGGTGATAGAATTAGGGTTGTAAATGGTGCAAGTACATTCCACGGTACAGTAACGTATGTTGAATATTCAAACAACGTTATTTTTGCCAACACAACAATACCATTCTCATCCAATTCTGCAAACATTTCAATTGGAAGAACATTAGTAACATCGAATGTAGAATTCTATAACTCTCTTGGTACAATTTATTATCCTGAACTGTTAACACAGGATAATAGAGAGATTACGACACAAGACGGAAGAACAATAATTTTAGGATAAAAAATGGCAACAGTAAAAATCACGGACTTACCATCAATTTTAACAATCAATTCCAACACGGCAAATACCGTGTTGGTTGGTGTTGACATTCCAACCAATATTACTGGTAAGATTACACTCACAACACTGGCTGCCGGTCTTTATTCAAATAATAATCTTGTTGTTGGTAATAATCACACAGTTTTACCGAACGTTGTCGCACAATTCACTGGAAACTCCAGTGTATACAGTCAAGTTAACCTAGAGAATATAAATTCGAATGGCTCAGGAGACTTTGTTGTCACCGCCAATGATGGTAATGACACGGACCATTTCATCGATATGGGTATAAACGGGTCAACGTATTCTGATCCAACATATTCAGCAACAAAAGAACATGATGGTTATCTCTACATTTCTTCTTCGGGAGCTAACAAAGGTAACTTAGCAATTGGTACAACAAACGCAACAGGTAAAGTTAACTTTGTTGTTGGTGGTCTTCAAACACAAAATATTGTAGGTTATATTGACTCAACTGGTATCTGGTCAAACTCAATCAACTCAGTTGTCACAGCGAATGCCGCATCAGCTAACTCAGTAATCAATACAAGAGTGTCAGCAAACGTTGCAACACTTCGTGGTGAGATTGTTGCTAACGTTGCAACACTCCGTGGTGAAATAAGTTCAAACGTTTCCACACTAAACGGTTCAATCACATCAAACATCTCCACACAGAATACATTCACACAAGCCGCTTTCAACAAAGCGAACTCTGCAATAGCAAATACATTTGGTGTTGCAACGGCTGGTGATTTTTATATCTCGGGTGACGGCTTCGTTAATGGAACATTCGTATTGGCAAACTCTACGTTTGGCGCAACAGAAGCGGCACTCACTATCAAAGCAACAGCAACTGTACAAACCCCGTCACAATCGGGAACAATGTTACACATTTCCGGTAGAGCAAACACACCTTCAAGAATTATATTTGATTCCTTCAGTACAGATGGATCCGCATATGGTATAGTTGCAGGTAGAACAGCACGTGGTACAGTGTCATCACCAACAGCAACACAGAACAATGATATATTGATGCGAATGGCTGGTAACGGATGGGGTACAACAGGTTTTGCTCCGCTTGGTGTTGCACGTATTGATATTGTTGCAACAGAAAACTACACAGACTCTGCACGTGGTTCCAAAATTGTTATGTATAACGTTGCGTCAGGAACTAATACTGTACAACAGATTGCATCATTCAATGCAAATACAATCGAATTCACTGGAACAGTTGCACCAGAAAAAGGTTTCGTTTACACACCAAGGATTTTAACTGGTGCTCAAACAGCAATCACAATTGACTTTGCAACAAATTCAATGATTAGAGCAACATTTAATGCTACACTAACAATCTCATTTTCAAATTATACATATGGTAAAGTTGTAGAATGTTGGCTAACAAACACAGCAGGTAACGGTCAAACAATAAATCTAGGTGTTTTGGCAAATAATAGTACAACAGGTTCAACAACACTTTCTGTTGCATCTGGTCGTTCAACCAAACTACAATATTTTAGTGTTGACGGTGATTTAGCAAATACTTTCTGTGCAATTACATACGCTTAATAGGATTATATAATGTCAGCAAATTCAGGTATACTAACCAGCCAAAACGGTGCGTATCAAACTTCTACCGTTTATTATTCACCCATTGCAACTATCGCAACAACGGGACAAACTCTCGGCACTTTCTATTGCTTCTTATCCCGTGTAAAGGCTTGGACCTCCGAAACTTTACCTCCTGCACCTGAACAAGATCAAAAGTATTTGAAAGATACATTTAAGAATATGTTCGTTGCAAAAAAAATAACATCTAATGATATGTCTCCTGTCATTGAAAGAATTGACTGGACTTCAGGTGAAATTTATGCATATTATGACGATTCGATTAACATGTTTGAATTGGACATTAACGGAACTATTCTAAGACGCTTCTATGTTAGGAATCGTTTTGACCAAGTTTTTAAATGCCTTTGGAATAATAATGGCGGTGTTGCAACAACAGAACCATACTTCGAGCCAGGAACTTTCAATGCCAACCAAATTTTCCAGGGTGCAGATGATTATAAATGGAAATACATGTACACCATTACCTCTGGTAATAAATTAAAGTTTATGGATGACGCATGGATGCCAGTTACAATAAGTTCCAGTATTCCAAATCCTTTCTCAACTTTTGCTGGACGTGGCAGTATTGATGTAATTAATGTTACAGATGGCGGAACTGGATATGACCCTTCAAATGCCACCATTACCGTTGCTATCACGGGTGATGGTCTTTATGCGTCAGCGAATGCTACAGTGGTTTCTGGTTCAATTACAGACATTGTTGTAGCAAATACTGGTTCAAACTATTCTTATGCAAACGTATCGATATCATCATCACTAGGTTCTGGTGCTCTTGCTATTGCTTCAGCTTCTCCAATTGGTGGCCACGGATATAATCCAGTAACCGAACTTGGTGTTAGACACATTATGATGACCGCAAGGTTTACTAAAGATGAAAGTGGTAAATTACCTACAGACATTGATTTCAGACAAATTGGTTTACTTGTAAATCCTTACGCTTATTTTGGAACCACAACCGGTATAGCAAACGCTAATATTTATAAAACGACCACTGATTTTGTTGTGTCACAGGGTTTTGGTTTGTACACACCAGATGAAACAGTTTATCAATCTCCGGATGGTTTGTTGAACTCGGAGACATTTACTGCAACAGTTTTAAGTTTTGATTCGGCATCCAATACTTTAAAGCTAATAAATACAAAGGGAATTGCTAATAATAGTGCGCTAATTTATGGTGCATCAACAGGAACAGCAAGAGTTGTTGTTCAGCAACAAACACCAGATTTTATACCGTTTTCGGGTTATTTGACGTACTTGGAAAATAGAGAGCCAGTACAAAGAAATGTGGACGGTTCAGAAATATTTAAATTGGTTTTAGGATACTAAAGGACAAAAATGCTTAACTTCAACGTCGATCCATACTATGACGATTTCGACCCAAATAATAACTATCATAGGGTTTTATTTCGCCCAGGTCGTGCAGTACAGGCTAGAGAATTAACACAATCTCAAACTATTTTACAGGATCAAATTAGCAAATTTGCTAATCATATCTTTAAGCAGAATACTCCTGTTACAGGGGGACAAGTCACTGTCAACACAAATGCAATCTACTTAAGATTGAATACAACATTTAATGATAATGATATTGTTGCATCAGATTTTTTAAATCAAGTTATTACAGATATAACTGGAACAATTTTTGCAAAAGTTATCGCCACTGAAGAAGCCACATCAACTGATGCTCCAACTTTAATCGTAACTTATTTGTCCGGTAAACAATTCGCCGCCAGTGATGCAGTTTATTCAACAGACACATCTTCAGTTGCACAACTTACCTCAACAAATTTTACAGGATTAGCCACAACTGCATCAATTTCTGAAGGTGTTTTCTACATTGTAAACGGTTATTCATTCTCAGACACACAGAATCAAGACGGAACATATTCTCGTTACTCAATTGGTAATTTTGTTTCTTTACAACCGCAAACTATCATTGTACAAAAATACGGTAACACTCCAACAAGACGTATTGGTTTAACAATTTCTGAATTTATTTCCGATTACGTGACAGACACGAATCTTTTGGATCCTGCTGTTGGTGCTACTAACTTCCAAGCACCTGGAGCAGACAGATATACTATCACTTTAACTTTAGATACGAAACCCGTAACTACTGGATCAGATAATAACTTTATTGAATTGACCAGAATAACCGAGGGTGTCATACAACGTTTAGTTGATGGAACAGTGTATGGTGTCATTAACGATTACTTTGCAAAGAGAACTTACGACACTAACGGTGACTTTGTTGTTGATGATTTTAAAATTACACCATCATCAAACACTTCCAACTCACAATTATATAAAGTTTCGGTTGGATCTGGTGTTGCATATGTTAAAGGTTTCAGGGTAGAATCTACACTAGACACAACACTGGAAACTACACGTGCTAGAGAAACTGAAACAATTAATAATAATAATTTAACTTTAGATTATGGTAATTATTTGTATGTGAATGATGCCAATAACGTATTCGATGTAACAAAGGTTATTAGAGTTGATTTTCATACAATCAATACAAACTCGTCAATCGTAACAACAAATACAACAACATATAACTCAACGAAAGCTGGCTCCGCTTTTCTAAGAGGACTGGAATTTGAATCGGCTTCAAGCAGTTCAAATACAAGAACGTACATTTACAAAGCATATATTGCAGACATTCAAGCTAACACCTTGACTGGTATAGCAGCCGCCGGTACCGCAAATACAATACAGTTTCAAAATCCGGATGGCAAATTTAGTGCAGTAGACAATGCATATTTGAATGCAATGATTTCTATTGATTCTGGAACATCTGCCGGTGATGTTAGAAAAATCATTTCATATAATGGCACAACAAAAACCGCAACAGTAGATACACCATTCACAATTACACCCACAACTTCATCAAACTTTAGTTTGAGATTTAATCTTGCCAACTTTAATTTGATGGCTTCTCCTTCAACAGGAGGAACTTCAGTGACAGCTTCTGCTGGTATTGATCCACTAAGTAAATCTGATGGTATTGTTTCCGGTGTAAGTACATTACCAACAGTTATTAGTAACCCAACATCTCCAGAATTACTTTTTAATATTGGTTATCCATATGTTTCCAATTTAAATGATGAAACGTATCAATCTTGGAAAACTTCAAGAAGCGTTAACTTTGCATCTGGCGTTGGACAATTTTCATTGACGGGTGATATTACTTTTGTTGGTACAGCAAGTGCAACACAATCGTCTTCAGAAGCAAAAGATAACTGGGTGGTTGTTGTTACAAATAAACAATCAAGTGCTTTTACAGATGGCCAAATTATAAATTTTAGTAGTACTAATACTATTGCTCTTGATGCTACCAAAAAGATTGCAACACTGACAGCAGGTGCCTCAACATTTACGGGTACAATTCTGGCAAGAACGGCAATCACTGATGCCGGAACAACAGGTGTTGCACTAAAGATTAAAAATTTAATACAAGCAAACACAACTAACGTTAATATAGCAGGCACTGATGTGGGTGGTGTTAAGGTCGACTTAACACACGGACAAGTTTACATACCAAGTCCACAACAAGTGCAACCGGGAAATATTCAATCTCTTTACATATCAGATGTTAAAAACATTGTAAAAATTATTGACACTGGTTCTCCAAGTACAGTAGCAACCGATGCAATTCTTACAAATTCTGCATATGATGTAACGCAAAATTTCTTATTAGACAACGGCCAAACCGATTCATATTATGGACATGCTTCAATTCGTTTAAGACCTGGTGCACCTAAACCAAATGGTAATTTGCTTGTGTTGGTTAATTATTACCAACACGCAGGCGGTGACGGTTACTTTAGCATCAACTCATATTTGGGTGCTGGTGTTGGTGGCGTATCATCAAGTCCAGAAAATTATGCAGAAATAGGTACATACACCGCAAAATTATCTGGTATTACCTACAACTTAAGAGACTGTATTGATTATCGTTTGAGTACAGTGAACGCACAATCTAATGTAGAATTTAGATATTCTACATTGGTTACTGGAAGTGGTGGTGCTTTGTTACCAGTTGACAGTAGCACTTTCATTACAGACTATACACACTTTTTGGGCAGAAAAGATATCTTGATTCTGACAACAGATAACAAGTTCAAACTCATTACAGGTAAAAGCAGTAACAGAACAGATTTTCCAACACAGCCAGAAGGAAGTATTTTACTTGCAAAAATAACTTTAGATCCATACACAGCATATCTGCCAGGTGAAACTACTGATTATTTACCAAATCTTTCAATTGAAAAAGTTCAACACAAAAGATGGAGAATGCAAGATATCTCCGACCTACAAACTCGGGTAAACAATATTGAATATTATACTTCATTGAGTTTATTGGAAAAACAAGCAACCGATCTTCAAGTGCCAGATTCAAATGGTTTGAATCGTTTTAAAAATGGTATATTGGTAGACAACTTTACAGGTTTCTCTGTATCAGATACAAACAATGAAGACTTTGATGCAAAAATTAATAAGCGATTGACAACAATGTCGGCTCCAGATTGGGTATTAAATGCACCATTGTTTAACTTAAATGCATTGAATGCTTACGGAAACCTTTCAACTGCGGCTCAAAATGGTCTTTCATACAAATATCATTCGAAAACAGGTGGCACTTCAAGTATCATAACACTGCCATATACAACAGCTAATCTTGCGACACAAAAATTAGCTAGTGTACCAGTGAGTTTGAATCCATTTGCGGTAGTAATCGAAGATGGTGTATTAGATATTAATCCACCAATGGACATGTGGGTGGATAATGAAAGACAACCTGATATTTTAATTGTTGATCCTAGTACAACACTGTTTAGACAAGGAAATACACTGAATACATTATCTGTTTCCGATTGGCAAGGCATAAGTGGAACAACAACTTCTACAACATCTCAAACAGGAAACAGAGTAACAGTAAATACATATCAAGATTTACAAAGACAAACTATAACTGGCAATTACGATAAAGTTTCTTCTGTGAGTGGAAATTTTATTACAGATATTTCAGTTCAGCCATACATACGTTCCCAGAATTTAATTCTGAGAGCAAAAGGTATGAAGATTAATACACAAGTATCGGTGTATTTCGATGGAACAAAAGTTAATGACTATATTGTATATCCTAACATTGTGGAATTAACAAACGTTACTGGTGTATTTGAAGAAGGTGATGTTGTAGGTTACATATCGTCTGGCAATTTTGTTCCAACAGCAAGGGTTGTTTCTGTAAGTAAATTATCGTCTAATAAAGTAAGATTGTACTTATCTTCCGATAATAAATCACAGTCTGCATATTCACCTTCTTCTACATTAATAGCAGGTAAGTTTAATATCTCCGGACAATACACGGGAACACCTTCGGGTAGTGGAACCTATTCGAGCGCCGCATCGTTTCAAATTTCGTTGAGCGGTGAAGTTCAATCAGCAGGATCAGGTTCAAGTTCTACGCTTCCTGGTGGCGGCACTTATGTAACTGGTGCAAATACGGTTACACTTTCTGCCATGTCTTCGAGTGCGGATGATTTCTATAATGGTTCAACCATAACTTTTAACACACTCAACCAAAGACAAATTACTAAAACTGGTTATACAACAGTTAGAAGAGGCTGGCGTAGAAGAAGAGTGACAATATCATATGAGTACATTGAATATGAAACATTCAATGAAACATTTTCTGCTACAATAAGTGATTATGTTGGGTCCACAAAAGTTGCTACACTTTCGAATGTGGTTAATTTGTCCTTTGGTAATAATGCTTCGTCACCTGGAGGACAGTCAACTCGAATAGTAAGTAATTATTCTATAAAAGGTACAACATTCTTGATGACACAATCAACGTCATCTCAAAAAGTTCCTAATCTTTCCACTGATGAACAAGGTAGCTTTACTGCATTGTTACAGTTGCCTGGTGGAACGTTTAGAACCGGTGATAAAATAATTAGAATTGATAATAGAGCAACAGATACTACTCCAAGTTCTGCTACCACTTTTGCTCAAGGTATTTTTACTGCATCATCCATTTCAACAAAGAGTACTTCACTCAACTTTGGTGGAACAATACAAGCTGCCGCAAAAAGCACCGTGTTTACTGCTACAGAAAGGGTATCAAATCAACTAATCAATACGACCACGTTTACGGTTGATCCGATAGCACAAACATTTATTATCGATCAAGCAACTTATCCAAATGGTGCGTTCATTAAATCGATCAAACTATTCTTCAGAACTAAACCTACAGGAACATCTGCTGTACCTGTAAAATTGTTTATAACTGACACACTCAACGGTTATCCGAACGGACAAGTTCTTGATGGTAGTCTTGTTACAAAAACTGCTCAAGAAATTAATGTTTCAGTTAATCCACAATATTTAAATAGTTCAACATTTACTGAATTTGAATTTGAGGCACCTGTTTTTATACGCTCTGGAAATTTATTTGCATTTATTTTACAGACAACATCAGCAGATTATACAGTTTGGGCTGCCGCTCAAAACTCAATTGCTATACCATCTTCAGTTAAAAATTTACCTTCTGATCCAGAACCATCCGTAATTACAAAAATTGGTGGTTCACCATATATCGGAGCACTATTCGAATCACAGAACGGTATAACTTGGACCGCAGATCAAACAAAGAATCTGATGTTCACTATCGATAACTGTATATTCGATACGGCAGCCGCACCAACAGTGCAATATGTTGTACCTAAGAAGATACCCCTTCGTAAAAAAATGTTTAATGATTTGGAATATATTAGTAACGCAAACACAGCCTCTAACATAGACGGAACACTATACGCTGAAGATGTAATTGTTGATGCGTTTAACGTTACAACAACTGATTTTATACCAACAAACACCAATCTTTCTTACACATACACACCGTCTTTGTATTCTAATTACACTGCTGATTCAACTAAAGATATTCAGCCTGGTAAGTTTGGTACAACAATGCAGGACCACATCTATCTTGATGATGGAAATGGTCCAAGAGTGCTTGACGCAAACTCGAATAGTTCTTTCGTTGTTACGGCAAGATTGTCTTCAAGTGATAAGTATGTTTCTCCGGTTTTATCCGATGATGGACTTTCTGTATATGCGATTAAGTATTCCATTTCAAATATGGAAATAGCAAACACAGATGTGCGTGTGACAAGTGGTAATACGGCAAATATAACTGCTGTATATACATCCACACCACCTTCAGTAACAATTTCCGCACCCACTGCGTTGGGAGGTCAACAAGCATTTGCAACAGCAAACTTGGTGTCAAACGGAACAGGTGGTTTTATTGTAGATAAAATCAATATCACCACTGGTGGATCTGGATACATAACAACTCCAACAGTAACTATAGCGGCAAACAGTGGTGCAATCTCAGCAACTGCTGTGGTTGAAGGTGAAACATCCAGTTCAGGTGGAAATGGTTTAGCGAAATACATAACCAAAAAAGTTGTGTTAACTCCAGGTAACGACTCTGGTGATATTCGTGTATATTATACAGCATATAAGCCTGTCGGCTCAAGCATAAATGTATATTATAAAATTCAAAATAGAAATGACACTGAAAAATTTGAAGACCAAAACTGGAAAATTATGACTGAAATAGAAGGCTCAAACTCATTCTCTTTGAGTAGAGATGACTTGAGGGAGTTTGTTCATGCTCCAG